CTCCGTCTTTTTGTGAAGCTCATCCACAACAGACTGAATCTGGTCCGTGATCTTTTTGAATTCTTCTGCTGGCATTGTTTTAATTCTCCTTACTTAATTTTTGATCTGTGCTAGTATTGATGCGAGTCTTTCCTCCGCCGCCTTGATGGAAAAGCCCTCATTCTCCGCTTTGAGCGTTGCCAGAATCACATCCAGTTCTGCGGCCCCTTTTGCTTCTTCATCGTCGAGGTGAGTGGTTTTCACCGGCTCGGCCTCGGGTTCTGCTGAAGCGAGGAGTGCTTGGATGGTATCCAACGCTGCTCTGAGCTTTGCTATGCTGGCTGCGGAAAGAACTCTCCCTGCCTTTACACCCTCAAGGTCAAGGGCCAGGAGTCTCATATCTTCATTTCTTTGATCTTCGCTTTTTGCGCTCAATATCAATGCTGAAGGATTCGCGGCGAAGCATACTGGCGAAACATCGTATAGCTTCACCTCTTTGAGATGACGCACACCCTTGATCACTGTATCTGTGATGGTGTCGTAGCCAATAGACATCTCGTTCACCACACCGGCTTTCATCAAGGCAAGCACTTCTCGGGCTCTCTGGACTCCTAACACTAACCGCCCCTTGACAAACAAACCTGTCTCATCCTCGTACATTTCATCAGGCTTTCCGAGCGGTTCCATAGTGCTGTGATTCCATAAGTGTTTAATGCGACCCTTGTTCTCTTTGATGGTCTTAGTGAACGCGCCTTTGTCCACCACCTCACCATAGGAATCGGGCACATCCGTAAATGTTGAGGCATACCCTTCAAAGGTCCCCTCCTCCTCATTTACCGCTTTGACTTCAAATTTGACTGTCTTGAATTCCATATCATTTCTCCTTGCCTTAGATCACCCACCCCCAATCTACTTACTTCCAAATGCTTCAACGCAGCGACACATGATATCCAATTCGCCGGGATACATTGAGCCATCTGAGTAGGTTTCACCAAAAGGCTTTGTCTGGCCTTCCATAGCAATGTGTTTATCCCTCACTCTATCATCTCTACTGGTTAGCCAAGTATGGGTTTTAACCACTCCTGATTGTCTAGCTGCTTCCCGCTGTCCAAAACCAGCACCATGAGATACTTCTGTTCGAGCAACCCGCATGGCCTTAAAACGAGAGCCATCCTCATAAAACTTTCTAAGGTCCCTTGCTATCTGGACGGTGCCGACATTTGCATCGATGCCGGCCAGAATGATTCGTTTAACATCTTCAAGATCAGTCTGCATAATCGACACAATACTCTCAGTTCCGTTCTTGGCCACCCAAGCCCTTGCAGCAGCGCTGAATGGATCAAATGTCCACTTGGCTTGTCCCGGGGTAGTAAATTTCCCAGCACCTAAAGAATCCGCCGTCAGTTTCCCGAAATCCTCAATTACAACCATCAATGCCGCGCTGATCATCTTTTCCCATTCAGGCTTCCCGGCGATGATTGCCTTGGCCGCCGCCTTCTCAATATCCTTGGGGGCCTTGCCCTTGATAGCCTTCTCGATCCGATCAATCTCCGCCATATACACAGGCTCAACCCGCTTGGCTATCACACCCCACCAAGCAACCCTCCGCGTGTCTATACGCTTCCAGTGAGCGGCTTTTTGTTCCTCGGACTGGAGGTCGATGGACTTCACTCGGTTTTTCCCTTCGTCCTCAATCACTTCCCCTTCCACCACATCCTCATCCTCACCCTCTTCCAACTCTGGGAGAATAGGACCGTTAGGACCCACAGGCGCCAACTGGAATGAGAGATAACCGATATCCCAGCCCGGGAATTCCTCAAAACCCATTTCAAGCCGCTCGTTGATCTTTTCAAAAGGTACACCCATCGCCCATAGAGTTTGGGCCTGAGTCACCTTCGCCCCATAGTCGGCCCGCAGTGCCGCGATCTTCGACACATCGTAATTGATAACGACATCCCCATACATAGGCGCAAACTTAAGATTGAGCGTTGCCTTAATATCATCCAGCATAGGAAGAATTACTATTTCATAAAGGGCTTTGCGAGCTTCCTGAACATTGTTATACGTGGAAGCCGATCTATCCCCAAGCCACCACGGATCAAGGCCAAAACCTGTAGCAATTGCTCTGAGGTTTGCAAGACGGCTCGCAATGAAATCCATCTCAACCGGGGTCATACTCATCTGGTTCCATTTGGCGCCGGCACCTAATACCCACGGTTCACGCTTCTTGGTCTTCTGGAGGAAGTTCTCACGTATCTGACGGCGGGCCTCATCGAACTGGAGTTGGGTAAGAACCGCCTCATGGGTAAATACACCATCCGGGGTAGCCCGATTCTGCATTGAAATCTTTTGCACATCCTGGGCTTCATTGTCCGTATCGATGGTTCTGGCTGCAGCCAACAACGGCCCCATTCCCCAATACGGATTGCCGGGGTCTATCTGCATGAAATGAACAAACTGCTCTGGAGGAGCTACTATTGATTGACCGTCATTGGTATATACCTGCCAACCGTCAAGCCATTCCCCAGGTTTATCTGAAGGAATCGGTTTTATCAGGTCCGGCATCACCGGCCAAATCTCTTTCACTTTCCCATTGACGATGAGAGGCTGCCACAACGCATTCCCACAAAGTTCAAGATGAGCGATGAGGAACTCGATCAAGTCCTGCCCGGAGAACTGAGGATTGGGCTTAGCCATTACAAGTGCAAATGGATGATCCTTAATTGGATTGCCGTCTCTGTCCTCTACGATCCAAGGAATTGCGCTTGCTGCCTGCACAATGGTTCGGATTGCTCGGTAGACATATACTGATATCTTATAGCCTTCTCTGACCGACTTCTTCACGGTCATATCACCATACACCGGTTGGCTTGCCTGCTGAGTGGATATCACTGAGAACGGGTTTATGATACGCCCGTCATTGGCTTTTGGAAGTAATGTCAGAGCGACCCTTGCACGTAATTTTTCAAACATGTTTCTTACCCAACCATGAATGCTCTACTCGGGGAAGTCAGTTCATCAAATGCACCGGAAGCGGCATCCACCTGATCATCATGACCGCCGCCGTCTTCCCCAGTGAACAATTCAAGTTCATCCAAGAACTCATTAATCCAAGAACCCTTCAATAATTTGACATTCCCAGCCTCTGCCTGGGTGGCGAGTGGTCCTGCACGGACAGCCTTACTTCCAGTGGCTCCAACCCCTTTATACATATGACCGGCCAACATCTGACGACGGCTGTTAATCACGGTTTTTCCAGCGCTACCCGGTTCCTGCTCCTCTCTAATAGTCACATGCTGCCCATCAAGCTCGGCTGTCTGTTTTATCAGCTTATCCGTGGCAAAAGAAGTGGCCCTTACCCGGCGAACATCCTCCACATAATAAATTCCATCAGCCACGCTCATTTTCAAACCAACAGTAAAGTCAGGATCATCTGACTTCTTCTTCTGCTCAGATGCGGCCATATCCCAACAACGGACAATAGTCCTCAATGCTGGAACTGCATCCACAATCTCAAACCATTCCCGTTTAAACATCCCCCCAGCTTTCCTCACATCCCAATCACCATTGAGAAGCCTTTCCCGCGTAATTGGATCGAGATTGTTCAGACTCTTAACATAGGTAGCTCTGTCCAAATGGGGGTTATCGTCCAGCTTTGCTGGGATGAATGGGCGATTATATTCCTTTCCCTCAATAATAAATCGCTGCTTGACCCATTCATGACCAATGCTCCCCGGATTGGATGCCCCTCGGATCCGAATAGGGATGTTCGATCCTTCTAATCTTCTGGTTCGAGAATGCATATACCGATATCGATAATTGGAGAATTGAGTCAATTCATCAAAACCAATAAACTGAAACTCTGCTGACTGATATTGCTCAACATCCCGATCATGCTCAAGATAACCAAAAACAAGGCGAGCGGGGTTAGCTGGATCGCTGGTTTGGAAAATGAACGAACTTGTTTCCGCACTCCATTTCGCTTTTCCCATCAACCACTGCTTGGCCCTATCCAGCAAAGCTCCGGGAAGAGTTAGGGATTTGTAAGTGCAGCGAAGAATGAGAGCTGCGTATCCGGGGACATCAACATATTGCAAAGCGGCCATGAGGATTGCGTCGCTTTTACCCCCACCAGCAGCTCCACCATAAAAAGCCTCCTCTGTATTGAGACCCAAGAATAAGAGCTGCTTATGGGTTGGGGTGTGTGGGCAATGCAATGGGGCTCTCACCGTGGACAATGCTCCCAAGTAACTCCGGAGCAAGCCCGAGTCGGCAGGCCTCAATGATTGCTTTGGTAACTTCTCCCGCGTCGATGTTGACA